CCCCCACACTCCAGATTGGATCCAATCCAGTTAAACACACTCTGTCTTTTCCCTTGACAACCCCACCCAACCCCCTTACTATTCCATTATGGAAACTCCTAAACCCAACCCAGACGTTTATATGTCTGCAGAGCAATACAGCCGTTTCGTATTAAAAGCCCACAACTCATACATGAGTGCCCGTCTTTACCCAGGCAAGGTTTCTCACGTTGTTGACTTAGCCACAGAGTCCGCAGGATTCTTTGAAGCCTTGTTCCACATTATGGACGCATACACAGATGAGATTCGACCCCACGTAGTATTCAAACGCAACAAAGAAGATGAATACTTCGAGGATCTGCTTGAAGATCTCGGTTCTCTAAAGAAAAACAAAAAGAAGGGCAAGCGACGCAAATGATACTACCGTCCCGAATTAGATTATTCTCCTACATAACCTTTACAGGAATCCTATTTCTATTCCTATCCAAGGATCTAACCATTGAATCTGTAGGTCAAGTTACTGTATTTGCATTATTTCTTACTGTAGTTTATTCTTTGATTACGAAGAACAAGAATCTACACCAGTAATATCTATCATAGAGACAAAAAGACAAAAACCAAACACCCTTTATACATAAGGACTTTTTATGAAACAGAGAATTAAATTCTACGAGCCAGTCACAAAAAGGTATCTCGTATCAAAACTTACAGAACTCCAAGACAAACTTGATGCAATCGAAGAACTCCACAGCATGGAAACCAAAGAGGGTTACAACTTAGTCCTGACATGTCAAGAGTGTGGATCAGAAACCTACCCCTGCACAACTCTAGACATTGTCTACCGTAATGTCTAAAGGATTTAGATTTAACTTCTTTTCAGAGGAGTGGATATATACCTGCGGTGCTTGCGACACCAACTTATATGCACCAACTAAGAAGCATATGGAAGGTAACGTTTGGATTCATACTCACTCTAATGACTGCATAGGTGGTTGGTAATGGCGGCTTCCAGCGCATCAGATATTCCAGAATCTAAATCTGATTACTGCCCCTGCAACAGGTGCGGACAAGCAAGAAAAGAAGTCAGATACGAGATGAATCTAGAGATTGAAAAACTCACAGAGAAAATCACTCAACTAGAAACTCAACTTAGGAACACCACAGAGTACTGTGAGATCTCAGAAGAAGTTTGTGGGATTTGTCCAATGAAACAAGTCTGTCTCAAGGCTGGGCTAGTTGTAGGATTGAGTAATGAAAAAGAATAAAAAAGCAATTAAAAGAGTTAAAGAGATTCATGCACCAATGCGTTGGTCAACTCACAGCACCGATGAGGTTTGTAAAGAATGCAAAACTCCACACCCATGCAGAACTGTACAAGCAATAAGAGAAAGATAAGAAGTGGAAAATATCTACTCTTCGTTAGAAAAAGCGGTAGAAGCACTAGAGCGAGTAAGAGCCTTACACAAAGGTAACCTTGGTGGAACTTACTGCTTTGAATGCGACATGGAATTCCCTTGCGATACCAGTAGAGCATTAGACGAAGATAAGTACGACAAGACTCCGCAAAAGTTTTTCTGCGAAGAATGCGGTTGCGACGAGAATCATTACGAAGCGATAGAGCGCGTGCGTGAAATTTTAAAAGAGTGGGCACCAGACATTTCATCCACAACTGAACAAAGTTACTACGATCAAATTGTTAAAGCACTGGTGGTAGTTAATGAGCAGTGACGACTTCTACATAATTAGAAAACACCCTGACGGTGGATTCGCTGCCGTTCACGGTTTTGCATCTGACAAAAACAAAAACGAACTTGAAGCAACTACTAAGCACATACAATTTAAAACCAAAAATGACGCACTCAACTATGGAATAAGTAAGTACCCAGAGTATGGTGTTTCAATACACCCAGAGTGCCAGAAAAAAAGATGGTGGAGAAAGTAACACCACCGAACTACAAAAGGATAAATGACAAAATGATCACAGAATACAGATACATCTGCTACCACAAAGACCAGCAAGGAAATATCCATAACATATTTCGTGGGGATTGGAAAGCAACTCCTGAAGAAGTTATTGCAATACCACACCACAAACCAGATGGTGCACTATGCTCTTCAACAATCACACACAGAAAAACTTTTGAAAAACCAAAGATGGAGATTTACGCGTGACCAACTTCAGAGAACACCTCGGCCAAGTAATAAGAAACGAAAGGGTATCTCAGGGTAGAAGTCTAAGAGACCTAAGCAAGAGTGCTTATATGTCCTTGGGTTACCTATCTGAAGTGGAACGCGGGCAAAAAGAGATTTCTTCCGAGATACTTCATAACTTATGCGAAGCCTTATTTATGTCAGTGCAATCAGTTTTAATTGAGGTAGTTGTCTCAATGAACGCAGAATTAGACGTGGAGATGCCAAGTGAGTTGTCCGTACTCTAACGGGGACGGCACATATTCGGTGCCACCAAACCACCAGTTTGGAATGTCTTTTAGGCGTGTCTTTAACTTTCACCTATGGAAATGCAGTCTGTGCTTTAGAATAGTGAAAGAGTCCAGCAAAGACTTGCACTTTAAATATCACGAAGATAAGCACACACATATAAGTAAATCTTCGTATTCGTGACTGGAGTTAGTAATGGTTCTTTATCGAAAGAAGCCACTCTTAGTTGACGCAATCCATTGGACAGGAGAGAACGCTCAAGATGTTCTCAACTTTTTAGAGGGTCTACCTCATATCGCTTATCGCCATACCAGAGATCTCATGGCTTTAACTATCTACACAACTGAAGGAAATAGACGTGTAGATGTTGGAGACTTCATTGTCAAGGATGTTGACAATAAACTTTACTCATACAACTCTAAAATCTTTGCTAGAGACTACGAGATAGCAGTAGAGGAAAAAGATTAATGGAAGATCAAGAGCCATTAGACAATGAACCGTTATGGTTCTGCGAGCATGGCAAAGCATATGGAATCTGCACAAGATGCGACGGTCTAGGATGACAAGCAAAGTAATTCTTGTAGACCTAGACGGAACTATCGCGCTTCATGATCCTGAACTCCGAGACCCTTACGACATAGACTTTTCCAAGATAATCCAAGACTCTCCCAAAAAAGAAGTTATAGAAGTCGTAACGGCTTTATACCATCAAGGGTATAAAATAATCTACGTAACTGGACGAAGCAACGAAACAGAGGAAGCAACCCGTGAATGGTTGCGACTCTTTGCTCCCCCATACATCTCTCTACATATGAGAAAACGTAATGACTTTCGTAAAGACGACGTAGTAAAGAAAGAAATTTATGAAGAAAAAATTGCTCATCATCATGATGTGCTTTGTGTTTTTGATGATCGTCAGCGGGTCGTAGACATGTGGCGTGAACTCGGTCTTACCTGTTTTCAAGTAGCGCCAGGAGATTTTTAGGATAACTATGATTGAAAATTACTACACTCATAACCTTGAAATGCAATCAAGTCAGTCTGAAAAACTGTTTCAAATTTTAGAAAAACTTCAGAGTATCATTGACAGTATCGAAGTACGCAAAGATGCTGAACAGTTTATATACGGAGTACAAGCAAGTATGGCTGTCGTCCGTGCTGAAATCAATGGGAAAAGTAATCCTTTTCAAGAGAGTATTTGCTACCCAGAGTAAATACCCCTAAGGTGAACCTGCTAGTATTTTCTTCTCACCACAAATACCACCTAAAAAAGAGGTTCACCTATGTCCACTGTAGTTTTCTCATTCCGCCTAAATGAAGAGTTTGTAGCCTCTTATAACGAAAAGAAGGCACCATTTGGGTATAGAGATGCAGGTGGCAACTCGGTTGGTGAAATTACTTTCTTACGCACATACTCGCGTCTAAAGGAAAATGGTCACAAAGAGACTTGGGTAGATGTTTGTCAGCGTGTAATCGAAGGTATGTACTCACTTCAGAAAGATCACTGCAAAACTAATCGTCTACCTTGGTCAGATGCTAAGGCTCAGGCTTCTGCAAAAGAAGCATTTGATCGCCTATTCAATCTAAAGTGGACACCTCCAGGTCGCGGACTTTGGGTAATGGGAACTCCAATCGTTAACGTACAAAAGAACTCAGCAGCACTTCAGAACTGCGCTTTCGTATCTTCAATGGAAATGACAAAGAACGATCCGTCACGTCCATTTACATTCCTTATGGAAGCATCCATGCTTGGCGTTGGCGTTGGCTTTGACGACAAGGGTGCAGATAAAGAATTCACAATCTACGAACCTAAGTCAGAGTGCACAACTTATGTAGTACCTGACACTCGCGAAGGCTGGGTTGATTCAGTATCTATGCTGATTAACTCATACCTAAAGGCTGATCAGAACTGCCTAGAGTTTGACTACTCAGAGGTACGTCCTGCAGGTGCACCTATCTCAACCTTTGGTGGAACCGCTGCAGGTCACGAACCACTAGAGCGTCTACACAACTACATCCACAAACTATTCAAGGGTCGCGCAGGTGAACTTGTAACACGCAAGGACATCGCAGACATTGGAAACCTAATTGGTGTCTGCGTTGTATCTGGCAACGTACGTCGCTCCGCAGAACTTTTAATTGGTTCTATCGACGATCCAGACTTCTTAAATCTTAAGAACGCAGAAGTTTTCCCAGAACGTAACTCGTACGATCCAGAAACTCCAGGATGGGGTTGGATGTCAAACAACTCTGTATCTGTAAGCGTTGGTCAAGATCTTTCTCCTATCGTTGATGGCATCGCTCGTAATGGTGAGCCAGGAGTTATTTGGTTAGATGTTTCCAAGAAGTATGGTCGTCTTGCAGATCCAATCAACAACAAGGATCATCGCATCGCTGGCTACAACCCTTGCGCAGAGCAGAGCCTAGAGTCATTTGAAATGTGCACCTTGGTTGAGACATACCTAAACCGTCACGAAACACTAGAGGACTACAACCGAACACTTAAGTTTGCATACCTCTACGCAAAGACTGTAACTCTTCTTCCAACTCACTGGGAAGAGACAAACGCAATCATGCAACGTAATCGTCGTATTGGTACTAGCATGTCTGGTGTTGCTAACTTTGCTGATCGTAAGGGTCTACCAACTCTTCGTGATTGGATGGACAAGGGCTACGAGAACGTAAAGCGTTACGACGTAATTTACTCAGAATGGTTAGGTATCCGTGAATCAATCAAGACAACAACCGTTAAGCCTTCAGGAACAGTATCCATCCTTGCTGGCGAATCTCCAGGCGTTCACTGGACACCAGGTGGAAAGTATTTCAACCGAGCAATACGCTTTGCAAATTCTGACCCTATGCTCCCACTTTTCAAAATGGCAAACTACAGAGTCGAACCAGCATCAGAATCTCCTGACACAACATCAGTAGTATTCTTCCCAATCAAGTCTGATGCAGAGCGCGCAGAACGCGACGTAACAATCTTTGAGAAGATGTCACTTGCTGCAACTGCACAGCGTTACTGGTCAGACAACTCTGTATCTGTCACTATCTCATTTGATCCAGAGACTGAAGCAGAGCATGTTGGAACTGTATTGCACATGTACGACGGTCAGTTAAAGACTGTATCTTTCCTACCGTCTGGTAACTTCACTTACCCTCAGATGCCTTACACCCAAATCACTGAAGAAGAATATAGAGAAGAGGGAGAAATGAAACTATTTCCTATCGACTTCTCTGGTGTTTACGCAGGTATGGCGGCTGATGCAATTGGTGAAAGTTACTGCACCACCGACGCATGTGAAGTTAAACTAATTTCAGAGAATCAGAAGGATAAATAAGGTGTTTAAAAAACCTAAAAAAGAGCAAGAAATGCTAGTAGCAGAGTATCAGTACCGAGCAGTCATAACACGCTTGGTGGAAAACCAAGGCTACAAAGCATCTGTACAACGCAGAACAGGTTTGAACGAATGGACTAAAGTTCGTTGTGGACTAAAAGGCGTAGTGTTCCCATCAAAGAGTAGCGCCGAAACTAAGGCAATACAGAAGATCAAAGAACAAAAGAGCCTTGACGCTAAGAAAATGATAGAAACCGTTTCTTACGTAATTTATGACAATTAAGTGGTAAAGTACTCCTATGCCTAGTTATGATTATGTTTGCGAAAGCAAGGACAAGCACGTCTACACCGAAGTCCGTAGCATCAACGAAGATCAAAAGGTCACGAAGTGTCCTGAATGTAAAGGTGCTTTGAAGCGCGTATTCGAGTCAACCCCCGTTATCTTTGCTGCTCCTGGTTTTTATGCTAAAGAACGAAAGAGCATAGGACTATGAGACCCCTCATTGGTTCAGGTGCTCAACTAGACACAGAAACTAGAGTAGACACTTCTAACGGTGACCACGACAAGTTTGCTCACTATGCTCCAAAAGATGAAGTAACCTACGCACTTATATATGGCGTTCCTATCATGGCTCTCTGCGGAAAGATATGGATTCCATCCAGAGACCCCAAGGGTTTTAGCGTTTGTCCTACTTGTCAGGAAATCTACGCATCACTATCAAATGAAGACAACGACGAATACATCTCTTGATAAACTAACTATGTAATGTTTTTGGCATGATTTAGTTATTGTGCCTGTTTGTAACTGGAAGTACAGGCAGGGTTTATGAAGAAGTTTTTAATTCTATTTGTTGTTTTCTCTATATTTATTTTTGGTCTTACATCAGCGCGGGCTAATCCTGTTAATGATATAAAGAAAAGCACATCTAGTGTCCCCCTAAAAATTGGTAAGTGGCGCGATGTCCCATTTAATGGTGATGATGCATTTGTATTGAATGGAGCCCGAACCTTGTGGGCAGCCCAACTACATGTGAGTTGCAAGAAAGCCCCTAAATATATAAAGATGCGTCTTGCGCGACATCTACCTAGTGGCAAGTTAGACACCACTGGTACTAACACTTGGATGCTTAATAAAAAGATGCCTAACAAGTCTTGGCAAGGATCCTTTGTCTGGGAAACAGCAAGTGATTACCCAATGACTGTTCAATATAAAATCATTGGTGGTAAGGGATGTTCCTCTAATTCTCGTCAGTTTAAGTATTGGCAACCAGGGGATAGTGTCGCGGAACTATTAATCACTCCAGTCGAGTAGTATCTAGGTAATCCCTATTTACTTGGAGTTAAAATGCAATACGTATCGTGGAAAGACGACACCACCCCTCAGGTGATTAAGTCTAAAACATGGACACTAATGTCTCTTACCGTTGATGGTAAAAAGAATGACGTTATTAAACCTACAATTGACGCTTTGGCTCAGTTGGCTTGGTACATTAACGTGGCTGATAAAGGCGATGCAACTAAGGTTCTTGTGCGATTCTCGCGCGACCCAAAGGGAGCAAATGACTTTACTGGTCAAACATCTATTGATTTAGAAACTCACGACATCTCATCACATGTCTGGTTTATTAAAGCAAAGATTGGTACACCGCTAGGCGTAATGGTTTATCACAATGGAACCAAACCGCTAACCCTTGGAACACGTGAGTTCAAAGCCGCTATCGGCGCGTAGTTATAAATGAAAGAAGCGGTAGGTATAAACCTGCCGCTCTTTTGTTTTTAGTCCCAAGTAGGTCTAGCGACTGCAACAATTCCGCCATGCTTACCTAGCGCACGAGTTCTTTGGTAGACACCATCTTGGCTTTCAACAGTACCGCTTCGTCCTAGTTCCCCAGAAACATTTGCTTCAATGGTTACAAGTGCTACTGGAACTTTGAAGATAGTTCTTTGTAGATAAGAAACTTCTTTGACTATCCCCACATGATTAACTCTGCCGTGGATAGGTTCATAGAATGCTAGAAATACAATGTCCCCAGGCTTGGCTTTTGAAGTTTCTATTAATTGGTTTCTTTTCTTAAACCACTCATAACCAATTTGCGGGGAGGCAAACCCACGCTCGCTTGATGCTGCAATTAATTCGCTTTTGCCAATCTTTGCAAAGCACCACGAAACAAACATCGCTGAATAAGGATTATTGTTTAACTTGTACCACTTCCCATAAGGAGTGTAGTTATTGTCAGATTCAACAAAACCAATCTGACTTTCAGCAACCTCAATTAACTTTTCTGGGCTGGTCACGTCACTAGATTCTTTCTAGTTTTTGCAATTCGATGCACAGTCTTAACTCGATCAACACTAAAGGATCTCCACATCTCGTATCCTTTACGACCGCCTTTGACGTCAATCCACTCAGCACTAGGAGTCTTAACGTGCTTGATGAATATAAATCTTCCTGACTCACCTTTGATAGATAGTTCAGTCCCCTTGACAATACTTCTACCGTTAATTTGATGTGTATCAGATACGACCCAACTTGCAGGATGACCAATCACTTCTTTTTTATTTCTTTTTCCCATAAAAATAGTTTATCATAGAACACTGAAAAAATCAAATTAGCATGTTTTGCTCGTGTTCTAGAAACTCCTTCGTGTAGTCTTGTCCTATGTCTGACGATATCAAACCTATACCAACTGCTACCGATCTATTCGATGCAAAGGTAACTCAACTAGCGCGTTTCTGCGAAGAGCCATTGTGGTCAGCATTCAATCCTTCAATCTGCTACACAGAAGAACACGGGTACTTAGTCCTAATTCGTTCCTCCAACGGGATCCTACGAGATCATAGAGAAGAGTGGCAAGCAGAAGTTGGAGAAGAGTTAAACACCCAGGACTCATTTTTAACTCCTAGCGAGTGGTATCAAAACGCATATACATCTCCTGAGTGGGGGAGTGATCTTAAGTATCGCAACCGAATGTTTATAGCCAAACTAAACCCAAAGACTATGACTATTAGTGATATGAAAGAAGTTGACCTATCAGAGGCTTATCTACAGGCTCCAGTAGAAGTCAAGCGTGGTATCGAAGATGGACGTTTATATTTTGATGGCAAAGACTTACGCATCTCTGCAACATTCTTTGAGTCTCCAGCATATCTAGGCGTAACTAGAATTTGTAATCTTAAACTTGAAGTAACTGATGAGTACGCAAAAGCAACAACTCTTGAGATTTTTGATACCCCAACAGGAGATCCAGGCGTAGTAGAAAAGAACTGGATGCCAGTAAACCGTTCAGGTTTATACAATCCAAACGATGTTAAGTTTGATTATATTTATAATTCTGGTTATACGTTTAATATTGCTGGCCGTTTAACTAACCATGTTGGCGGTCCAGAACTTAAAGTTCGAGGTGGATCACAACTTGTTGGGCTTGAAAACGGGACAATGCTTGCAGTAATCCACCACACTGTTTCCGATGAACGAATCCGTTTCTCTAATTTAACTAGACCACCTTTATACCGTAGACGATACTCGCATAGGTTTATGCAGTACGACGAGCAAGGTCGGATCCTAAAAGTCACTGACATGTTTACCTTCCTAAATAAAAGCGTAGAGTTTGCATCTGGAATCACCATCCACAACGACAAAGTCCTTGTTACTTTCGGAGCCCTTGACTCCTCCTCCCATGTAGCATCCATCCCCCTCAAAAAAATCCTCTCGGCTCTTCGTCTTCCTTTAATCCCATGAAGTCGACAAAATCAAGTTTTGTATTATAACAACTAACAAAGGTCATCAGGTCATCATGGACGACGAAGAAGAAGCAGTAGACGAGATTTTTGAAATGCTACTGAATCTAGGCGCAATAGAACTGATGTCTATTGATGGCGATGGTGAACCTGTTTATCGCATCACCGAACAATGCAAAGAGATCCTCCCCGATCTTTACTACATGCACAAGAACGAAGTTGACGAAATAACTTTCTCGCTTTGGCAACTCGGAGTTGTTGATATAAACATTGGTGAAAAGGAAGATACAGTATCTTTTCGCGAGCACAATCTCAAGAAGTTCTTGGAACTAGAAGACTCCTTGACACAGGATGAGATAAATATTGTCAATATTCTCATGGATAAAAACATGAGGGATAGTGCTAGAAAGTTTATGGAATAGTGCTACAATAACCAATACGCCTCCTTAACTCAGTGGTAGAGTGTCGCTCTTGTAAAGCGAATGTCATCCGTTCAAATCGGATAGGGGGCTCTAGCGACTAGTAAGTGCTTGCACCGAAAGTTAGCAACTCCTACAGCCACGGAGTATAAATACGGGGGACAGTCCTGAGCAATCTACCCAGACTATAAACTGCTCATTTGACAAACTAGAACACTTCATGTATATTACAAATGTGCACATCCGCTCCTGATTGGTTGGACAATTCAGGTTTGGAAATCGCTTCTAAATCATTTTTGGAAATTTAGAATCGAGCATTAAACCCTACGGTTTTGGATACTGGTTTTTCTTTCTCCTACCAGTAAGCGTAGGGTTTTTTGCTGTCTAAAAGCGAAAACCCCCCAGATTGCTCTAGGGGGCTTTCTTTTCAGTTATGAATCACACTCTTCCGAATGTAACCCTTCCTGTCCAAATCTCTGAGATACGGACATCTTGACCTCGCTTCGGAGCATGTAGGACTTTCCCATCTCCGACATAGATACCAACGTGATAAACATAGCCATTCTTGTAGTGAAAGAACACTAAGTCACCTGGAATTGCTTCCGACTTTGATATCTTTTTCGCCGCCTTATATTGCTGGTGCGACGTACGAGGTAGATCTATACCTTTCTGTGCATGGATGTATTTGACAAAACCTGAGCAGTCAAAACATCTGGGCGATTGCCCACCCCGACAGTACGGGGTTCCTAGATATTTTTCAGCGACTCCTAAAACTCCGCTGGTTGGTCTTGATATTTCCTGTATTTCCTTGGCGTTGGCTTGACCCTGGGCTGTTGGTAGCGTTACGAACATTGTCGTAAGAAGCGCAACAGCGGTGGCATAAACCTTCGTTCTGTTAACCACAAGACTTCCAGTTTACCAAAAGCCCCCTTGGAAACCTAAACCAAGTCCCCAAAAACCCCACTTACTTGGTTTCTAGTTTCGTCGTCTTCTAATCTTTTTTATCCCATGAAGTCGGAAAAAACGGCTTTTGTATTATAGAATTTACAAAAGTGTTAGAAAACTACTCAAGATCCTGCGAGCGAAGCCACGTATCGTAGTGCGACTCCATAAGCCACATAGTTTTGCGGTGGGGGATTACAGCGCCAGTATGAGCCACTATTCGAACTCCAGCGTTGTTTGCACGGTCGCAGAAGGCTAAATCCTCGGAAAGCCATTTACCTTCGCCAATCGGTCCATCTTGGAACCAAGCCCATGTTCTCCCGAATTCTTCCCAGTACTTATCTCGCATATCCTCAAGCACCGAACGGTGGATAAACATGCAACCAGTACCAGCGGCGTACACGTCAACTACTTGATCTTTAGGGTAGTTAAAGTATGGCTGGACTCCATCGGTTTCTGTCAGAGTAAAGATAAGAGGCACTGGTTCTAACTCCTCAGGAGTTTTCCAGTTCGCTGCAAAATAGAGTCCACACACAAAGGGATACTCGTCCTTGTCTGCAGTGTTCACAATTTTTGCAAAAGCGTCTATGGTGATGTACTCATCGGAGTCCACCATAAGTAGCCAATCATCTTTGGTGTTATCTAGAAAGTGCGTCACTATTTGATTACGACTCTTCGACAAAAGTCCCAACCCCTGCACCCCGTTGTAGGAGTTGATGTGCGTAGGGAACATCTTCACGATGTCCAGCAGGCTGTAGGCGAAATACGCATCCACAGTTCCATGGTGCGCCCAGGCAATATGTACAGTTTCCTCTTTACCAATCATTCCCCTAGACTACAACATTTTTCTGGTTCCCCCTCTTAGAATCCTAGGCAGCCGACAAAATCAAGTTTTGCATTATATCTTTTTACGCCCCCACCCCCACTTGCAGAATCTTGCACAAGTATGATAGCGTCGCGCCATGATAGTTGAAATGACAAAAGACGAAGTTCTGTTCTATGCCTGCATGGCTCCCCATAGATGGGTTGCTAAGTTTCAAAGCATTGACCGTCCAAACTACAAAGACGGTAAAGACAGCAAACTACTGGAACACGAACTCACTGCCACGGTTCGCACAATGCTTGCGGAATGGGCAGTAGCCAAATCTGGCAACTACACCATCAACGTTCCTTGGTATCCAAACGAACTACACCCCACACGACAAAGTCTGCCTGATTGCGGATCTAATATAGAAGTTCGTACTTCTAGGACGCGAGACTCTATCGCGGTTTGGGAAAAAGACGCTGGGAAGTTTATTTACGGGGTTAAGTGCCTAGACGAGGTAGAATTCTCTAAGTTTGACGTTATTGGCTACATCTCCTACGAAGAAGTGACCAAGCACCCTGAATGGCGAGATACTCGCTTCGGGGGCTGGGGAGTTCCTCTTCACGCTTTAACCAAGGTATAGACCCCTTATTTCTATGAAATAATGGTGGTATGTATGAATACCGCGTAAAAAAGGTCCTAAAGGTTGTAGACGGCGATACCATCGACGTTGACATCGATCTAGGCTTTGACATCTCTTTCACCTCCCGTGTACGCCTTGCTGGCATCGACACCCCTGAATCTCGTACGACTGACAAGCAAGAGAAGGTTCTTGGCTTAGAAGTCAAAGATCGCTTAAAGCACCTCATCTCCACCGCCAATACAGTTGTTATCCGAACAGAGAAGCCAGACTCCTCGGAAAAGTACGGACGTATTCTTGGCTGGTTATTCCTTGATGGTGCAGAGAAGTCCGTAAACGAGGCTTTGATTGCTGATGGTTACGCTTGGGGCTACATGGGTGACACCAAAGTTAAAGACTTTGAATTGCTTCGCCAGCGTCGCTTATTATCTGGCAAATAGTCAAAAGTTATCCACAGGCTGTTTATCAGCGTTTTGCCCCCGATTTGCCATAATTATCGAATAGAGTTAAGTTTAAGTCTATACGTTTTATACCTCTAGAAAGGGCGCAAACAATGGGTCTTGATTGGCAAAAACCATTCCAGTTAGCAGCAGAACTATTCCTATTCCTTTTAGGGTGGGGCATCGTTGCAATTATCGGTTTATTCACCGTTGCAATTTTCCTTGGATTTATCGGAGCACTCCGAACTGTAATCGTTAAAGGCAAGAAAAGAAATGACGAAGCAGTAGAAAAAGCAATCTTAAAGTCCGTAGACTGATGTCCCGTCCCGATTGGGACGACTACTACTTAGATATCGCAAAAGCAGTTTCTGCGCGAGGTGATTGCGTTCGTGCGCAACACGGAGCAGTAGTTGTCAAGGATCACAAAATTGTCTCTACTGGATACAACGGAACTCCAGCAGGAGACACCCGTTCATGCGGTGCAAGCGGTGAATGTCCACGAGCACTAGACCCAACCTCAGAACACTCAAAGGGCCAATATGACCTATGTTGGAGTACCCACGCGGAAGCAAACGCGCTCCTACGGGCTTCCTGGGGCGATCTTTTAGGATCAACCGTTTACATAACTGGCGAACCATGCCCTGGATGCTCAAAGTTACTTGCTTCAGCAGGCGTTGAAAGAATTGTCTATGTCTAACAAAATCAAGTTCACAGCAAAGGATCCTCACGCTTGGGGGATTACAGAGCGTCCCTACCCAGCAAGTCAGGCTGTTCCTCAGTGGTGGAAAGACATGACTCCATATATCAAAGACCATAGAAGTCCTGACGGGTCTAAGTTAATAATTACTAACGGGACTGCTAACGCTTCTGCAAAGAAGTGCATTCCTATGTTGGACGCTCTAACTTCTGGATACATCATCCCGCTCTGGTGCGATGTTCAAGTCCGTAGCGCTAGTGATTCTGTCTACACCCCTGTAGTTGAATGGAAGATTGCTAAAAGAACTGTTTTTGAATTACACAATGCAAGTTCAAAAGAAGTACAGCACCCACCTGGCTACACAAACATTGCACTAAAGTTTATTAACAACTGGCTAGTGAAGACTCCGCCAGGTTACTCAATCATGTGTACCGAACCATTCGGGTATCGTGATCTTGCATTTAAGGCAATACCTTCAATTATTGATTCAGATACCTCAAGTTTATGTCCTTTATTCCCAGTGTGGATTAAAGATGGATTTGAAGGAGTTGTTGAGAAGGGAACTCCCATTGTTCAAATAACTCCGTTTAAGCGCGAGAACTGGGAATCAGAGTTTAATTATCTTGAATATGGTGACTACCAAATTATTGAAGATAAAGGTTTTGAAACAACCATCGTTAATCACTACATAAAGAATCACTGGCGAAAGAAGAAGTATAAATAATGTCTAACGGAATCGCCTACCTCTATGCTCGCGTCTCTACTCAGATACAAGTTAATGATGGAATCAGTCTGGACGCTCAGGTTAGGCAGATGGAGTACGCAGCCTTAGCAGCAGACTACGAACCCGTAGTTTTGAGAGAAGAAGGACGTTCAGGAAAGAGCATCCAAGGTCGCCCAGTACTGCGCAACGCTCTTGACGATTTAGATACTGGAAAAGCCAGTGCTTTATATGTAACTCGTCTTGACCGACTGGCTCGCTCAACCAAAGACTTCCTAAGCATTGTGGACCGTTCTCATAAGTACGGTTGGCGCTTGGCTTTGCTCGACCTTGGGCTTGATACTGCTACTCATCAGGGACGTTTTGTAGTGACAATTATGGCAGCAATGGCGGAAATGGAAAGAGGAATGATTTCTGAACGTCAGAAAGATGTTCATAGGGATCGTCGCTCAAGTGGGAAAACTTGGGGCATTGATTTAGGACCGCTTCCTGATATTGAAAAAGAAATACGCGAAAGAATTTACCGCGATAGACAGTTAGGACTTTCCTATCAGTTAATTGCTAATGCACTAAACGCAGAAAACGTACCAACTGCGCATGGTGGAGAGAAGTGGTATCCAGCAACTGTAAGACATTCTTACATCGCATACACAAAAACCTTGTAAAATAAGAGGGTCGGTTGGCTGACACACCATAGACACTTAATAATTACCACCCTTGCTGGAGGGGTTATCTTGAAAAAGATCTTTAGATCTTTACTTGCTTTTTCTTTCGTTGGAGTCTTTCTTTTAGTAACTCCACCAGAGTCTCAGGCTTCTATTGCCGAGCAACCTTGCAGTCAATTTTCTTGGACACAAGAAGATGATGTTGCACATGAAATGGCTTTACCTTATAGCCTTCCCCTTGGAAACACCACATACAACACTACGTATGTCACAACCAATGGAACTCTTACTTTTGGTACACCTGATGCAACATTTAGTTCTTACCCAAGTACCCCCTCCATTTCTTTGGCTGGCTGGGACTGGGTTACTTGGAATGGCGGACATTTAAGTTACGGTGTTACAAATACAGGCTTTTGCGTTGAATGGAAAGTACGTCCATTCCCACAAAGTTCAGGTGACTTTACAACAATTAAATTAACTGTTGACACTTCTCGCCTACCTACTTGGTCTGGAATTGTTGAAACAACAGGTTGGCTTCCAGCAGATTTAAGACGCGGTATCCGTTTCCAATCAGGTGAAGAGGTGGTCCAAATCTCAGAGGCGTTCACCATTAATGGTGGTCGTCCAGTTGAAATGCAGACTTGTTGGGACGGAACAATTATCCCAATGTCTGGAACCTGCCCTGCAGAACCACCACCTGGTCAATGCTGGGATGGATCAACAGTTGCGTATAACCAAACTTGTCCACCAGTTCCACCTGACACACAGTGCTGGAACGGAACATGGGTTGCTTGGAGTCAGACTTGTCCACCACTACCGCAACCAATTACCTGTTGGGATGGCTCGGTAATTCCAGGAACAGACACTTGTCCAATAGAACCTCAAGTTACTTGTTGGAATGGTTCTATAGTTCACTACCAATCAGAATGCCCACCTGCACCAACAAGCATAGTTGTAGATAGTCTTTTAGATGATGGGTCTCAGGGAACTTTAAGATGGGCTATCAATCAGGCTAATGCTCAGTCTGGTGGGATTTATGACAGCATAACGTTTAGTGTAGAAGGAACTATAAATCTCACATCTAACCTTCCAAACATTACAGGTCAGTTAAGCATTAGCGGAGAAGATAAAGTTTCTTTGTTTGGAAACTACAGACTGTACGTTTCTAGTGGATCAAACGTCACTATAAATGATTTAGAGTTTAACTACACATATGTAGAAAATGAACGAGGAACTCTTACAATTAACAGTTCTTACTTCCATAATTCTGGAAGATCAATTTTTAATAAAAATGGAAACACCACTATTACGTACGTTAATAACTCATTGTTTACAAATAATAGTACAGCAATAGCATCTGACTGGGGTGGAACACCAAGCATATTTTCAGTAGGTGATTCTAGTTATGACAATAGAATTTATGTAAATAGTTCTACTTTTGAAAATAACAGCACTGCAATTGGAGTAGAGCGTACAGTTATTGTAAGTAACTCTCAATTTAACAATAACGGAGTTGCTGTCAGTGGACGAGGAATCAACAAGCATTCAGTGCTTAATTCATCATTTAATAGTAATGGCGTTGCTATACAGAC